CCATCAAATTTCTTAATAACTCCACCACGTCTCATAGTAGATTTATTTGGATCATCTTTTGGTGTTACTATTAACCCTCCTGTTTCACGATCGTATTTCATGTTTTTTGATTTTGACATTAACGTTAATTTTTTCTGATTCATTAGTTGTTGATCATCATCAATTAACAATTCTACATCTTGCAGTAGCTGATCTCGTAGGTCTTCTAAACCTGATTCAACTGCATCTGTTTTAGTAACATATACATCCATTCCATGTGATGCTTTATCTACTGCTGTTTTTATCTTATCCATCGGTATAGTACCTTTATACAACCTATGCATCTCTCTAGCTAGAACTGCTCTATCATGCTCTGTACGGAATGGATTTAATACATAATCAATTTTACCTCTGCTGTCCAAACCAGCTTCAGTTATTTGATTTTCAATCATATCATTAGTCAAGCTCTCAATAGTAGTATATAATTCTTTATTATATGCTAATCTATTATATCTAGAGATATCCTGAGTTTGCATTTGATTTTCAACCCACACCTTTCTTGCTTCTTGCTCTCTAGTTAAGTTACCTGTTGTACCTGCAGCTGCTCGTTCTAATAACTCTACTGCTGACATTGTACCAGATATAGCTGATTTATGCTCATTTTTAGTAATATTACCAGCTTGTACCATAGCATCTGCAAAGCTTTTTATTTCATTCTTAGATGCACCATCAGTTGTAAGTCCAAACTGCACAAATGAGTTTCTTACTTTGTTTTGAGCTAATACTACATCCATCTGTAATTTGTTGTTTTGGTTTGTTGCTTCTAGTCCAAGCCTCATCTCGCTATCAGCTAGTTTAATACGTGATTTATCTAGATTATCTTGGAATATACCAAAATGCTTGATCATATCTCCACCAAAATACCCGGCTGCAGCTCCTATTGCAGCTCCTACTGCTGTACCAACTCCAGGAAATATTGCAGTACCTGCCATTGCTCCTAACTTTGCACCAGCAATTGCTCCTACTGCTCCACCTACAGCTCCTGCTTTTTCTGAACGTGTATTTTTACCAGATAGTGTTGCAACATCGTATACACCTTTTGCAATAAATGCACCTGCAGCTAACCATCCTGCTGTTGTAACCCCTCCTGCTATACCTCCAGCTCCAGCTGATGCTTGACCTCCATAACCAAATAACCCTTTTATACCATCAGCTATAGAGGATCCTAACCCAGCGAAAGCTCCTGCTGCGGACCGTACCCACATTGCTGTGAACGGTGTTAATCCTAATACCTTTTTAGCTATATACCCGTACGCTACAGCTTTACCTACAGTTTTTCCACCTTTTTGAGCACCTCCAAATCCTCCTGACATATCCATTGATCCCATATTCTTTACAAGATCACCTAACCAGGGCAATTGTTTTAGGAAATCCCAAACGGTTGAAACAGCATCTATAATACCTTCTATTACACCTTTCATAAAGAATAAAACATTTTTTAATCCTGTCTGAAAGGTATCAGATTTAACAAATGAAAGTATAAGTTTTTCTGCTTGTGCAAAATCCACGCCAAATACATTAAGAACAATATCACCTAGTATAGTAGCTATTTTTTCAATTGCACTCATACCCGTATCTAATTTACCCATAACATTAGTTACTATTGGTAGCATTTTTGCAGTATCTTCATGTATCTGCTGTTTATCTTTTGCTATTTGTTTTTGGCGTTCACGTTGTACATTTGTCTTTAATAACTCATCTACAGAGAGACCAGTAGCTTTTGCAACTGCTTCTTGCTGGAATATATTCATACTCTGAAATCGTTCTAATCCACCAACTTGTCGCATTACCTCTTTAGCTGCTTTTGCACCTTCTTTGTTCATTGCAAACATTCTAGCTTTATTAAAGTTGATATTCATACCTGTAAGCATACGGGCTTCCATTTCAGCTTCTATTGAGCTTTCAAAGTCTAATAATCCTCTAGAAATTGTAGCTACATCCTCTAAACTTAATCCTAATTTTTTAGCTGCAATAACTGTGTTATTTAGTTCTGCTGTTCCACCTTTAATGAATGCTAACGATTCACCAGTAGCGTTTGCTATCTCCTTAAACGTTTCTGCTGGGTTTAAACCTGCTTGCTCTGACAAAGAATATAGCATATTAGCTGAGTTCTCTGCTGCTTTTTCTGAATGATCACCTACAGTTAAGTATGTATCTATAACCTTTGCTGCTTGCTCATCTGATAAATTTATACTCAATTTAATAGTGGACATAAGTTTAACTAAGTTACCACTAACTGAACCAATCATTCCTAACTGCTTTTCTAATGATTGAACTGCATCAACTGCTCCTTCTAAACTACTTGAAAATCCTTCACCTGCTGCTCTAAAGGTTGAGTGAATTGTTTTAGCACGTCTAATTATTGCTTCTTGATATGGTCCAGCTCCCGCTAGCTTTTTATTTACACGATCTAACTCTTCAGCTAACTGATTGCCACGCTGACGCATAGTTTCAAAACGTGATACACCTAGTGCTAATAACCCTGTGAATATTAAAAGTGGGTTAGTAACTATATCTTTTAACGTTTTAAGTATACGACCAGCTGCAGTACCTTGCATAGACATTAAATCATTTATACTACCCTGTATCTCTGATGTACGTGTATTTCGTTTTTCAAGTTTACCTAGAGATTTGTACTGATCAACCATAGTCTTAAGAGTTTCTAACCGATAAGCGTTTTCAGTACCAACATTGTTACCTACTTTTTCTGTTAATACTGCTATCTCAGCTTGTATTTTATTTATTCTATCATAGTAAGGAATATTCTGTTTATTATACAACGTTAATTTCTGAGCACTAGCAAGTGCAGCCATTTTTAAACGATTTATTGATGCTAAATCACTTTTAGTACGTTGATTGGTGTTCAACTCAGCTAAACTCATATCACGTGTTGCTCGCTGTGCGGTTGCAATCTCTTGTGCACTACTAGCTACTAATTGGAGTTTGTCAGCTAACTTGTTTTGTATACCATATAACTGTTCTACTGCTTCAGTTTGCTTTTGTTGAGTGGTAAATATATTATTATATGTATATGATAAATCTTGTAGTGCTTTTACTTCTCACCTCTAACATACATAATGTTAGTGACATGCTTTTCTTCTTGAGCCAGTAACTCATTTCTACGATCCGAAGCCATATTAATTGGCTCCATCTTCCTACGAGTATTTTCAAGATACTTATCAGTATACTTTACGTTACCATCCTCGTTAAGTTCTTGAAACTTGCTTTTACTAGATAACCGGTTACCAATAATTTTGTTGGTAACTTTATTCTTATTATTATTTCCTAGTTTAGCCATAATAATAAATACTTGCTATGAATTACGAGATAATAATTTTTGTAGATTTTTATAATGTGCTGAAGATCCACCTGATCCAGGCTCTGACATACGCTTATTCATAACAACCTCTAACTCTTTAGCTGATTGTTCAAATTCGCGAGATAATTTAGATAGGGCTGGATCTGTCTTAATAGCAGACCAGTACTTTAATTGAGTTGCAGTACGTTTACCTAAAATCGTTTTAAGAAGCCATGTAAATGCGCCTTCTTTAAGAATATACTTTTTTGTTATTTTCATGATTCTCCCCTTTATATAGTTTAACATATATAAGTATGAGAGACCTAGAAAGTCTATTGATTCGGGTTAGCTTTCGGCATTACGGGGGGTCCAAATACTTCTGATTTACCACTCTGCTTATTATCGTGCTTCTTTTGCTGTTCCTGTTTTTGTAAAGCTATTTTTTCTATCTGCTTTAAATAGAATGTACGCAGGTATCTAGGCATATTATACGCTTCACTGTGAGTGAAACCTCCCTTACCATAGTAACACAACATAAATACATCTTCGTGTATTAATGCTCTATGACTTGGTTCCAGGCCAAAAAAAGTTGACGTCGATTGGCATATCGACGGTCTCCGTATGTGTGCATTGATCGCACTCAAAATTCATTTCAGATGCAATATCAGGTGCTTGCTTTCTCATATCTGTACGTAATGCTAAAGAGTCTTGTGCATATAAATCATTATCAACAAATTCCCTAACATCTTGCTTCTCTCTATTACCATCTATAGCAATAATCTGATGTTTTAATCTTGTAGTAAGTTCTTTACCAGGTCCTTTTTTATTTACGAATTTAGCTAAACCTTTTAATTCTTGGTCTAGTTTCTTTTCAGTTGCTCCTGTCATAAGCTGGTAAGTTATTACAGTTTTAGATAATGGTAATTCGAATTCAAATTCGTTAGTACCTTTTGTGTACTTCTCTACATTAATTTCTTTGTTATCAAGCATTGTTAAATCGATAGATAATTTATTGATTTCACCACACTTTGGACATGTCATATCAATATCATAATCTTTACCATATCCTAGGATACGTGAAGCAATCATAATAGCGTTTTTATCACCAACTAATAAGTCATCATATGTAACATCAGTTACTAATAACGAATTAATTAATGTATCAATTACAATACCCTTCTTAATAAGATTTGATGAAGTTAATATATCCTCTTCCCTTGCTGTCATGTATTTTAACTCTACTTGACCCGAAGACAAAGGGTGGTTTTCTGGATAGAACCACCCTTGACTTGGAAGATCGATAAATTCGGTTGGAAATTTCTTTTTGTCTTGTTGTTTAGCCGTAACTTTAGTGTTTTCGCTCATAACTTTTTCCCTTTATTTTTAATTTAATATATGTTAATTAATATATTAGAACTGTAAGATTGCATAGTCAAATGCTAGAGTGATAGACATCATTAATGCACTATCAGTACTCCAATCTAAACTACCTGCTGCAGTTGACTGTACGTAAGCGCCTTTCAACGTCCACTCTTCAACTTTATCTCCTACTGGACCTAAAACATTAAAAGTAATGTCTTTCTTGTAGAAATCTGCATACCCATCACGACCAGTAACTGATTCATGAGATAGTCTAACCCATTCCATTACAGCTTGTGCTGCTGAAGGAACTACTGGATCGTATAAATCACATGTGATTGTACCCCAGTCACCTTTACCTTTAAGCTTTCTTTTCACATTAATGTGATCAAGAGTTACTTCACCAAAAGTAATAGATGGTCTGTCGATTTTTTTAATTAAATATGCAGGAATACCATCTATATACATGATAAACCTATTTTGCGTCTTCGGCTCAAATGCCGTGAACATTGCTTCTGTTGGGTCGATTAATTGTGCCATTTGTTCTCCTCGTTTATTCTCGTTCTACATATATAAATATGCAGTTATATAAAAAGTATCCTTTTTTTCTGGTGTTATTCAGGGAATACTGCTCCTGTTGGTAATATGTTAAAGTCTAATATAATAAATTCTGCTGCTTTAGCTGGTTGTAAAAATATCTCACCGATCATTTGATTTCTATCAATTACATCTGGAGTATTATTTGATCCATCCATTATTACTTTGTAAGCGTATAGTCCTTGTCTTTGTTGTACACTTTCAAAATATGGATTAGCTATATTCAAGAAACGCTGTCTAGTTGCATTAGTATTGTTTTCAAATACTAAGTATTTAGATGCTGAAGCGATAAATTTCTTAGCTGCTATTAATAATCTTCTAACGTTAATTCTGTCTAATGCTGATGGTTTAGCTTGAAGTGTTTTCTGACCCCATATGCAAATTCCTTCTTTGAAGGTTGCAATTGGATTTACTCTACCTTCATATAAGTCATCTCGCTCTGCATGTGTTAGTCTAGTAGGTACATCTATTGCTTCAGTTAACAATCCTCTGTTAAGTCCTGCAGGTGCAAACCATTCAAAAGCTACTTGATCATTCTTAGATATAACACCAGCCATTACTGTTGAAGGTGGAACCCATACCGGTCTATTTTTATCAGTATCAAGTATCTTAACCCATGGCCAGTACGTAGCTGAGTAGTTAGTATCAATAGGCTTAACAGTATTAACTACAGTTGAAATTGTAGTTGTATCTTTTCCTACTGCATCCATAAGGTATAATGCATCACCTCTGTCTTCACATAAATTTTGAGCGTGAGTAGTAACAACTGCGTGTAATCTATGATTTACACCTGGTGTTGCAAGTAAGTTAATGTCATACTCATCTGGATTAGATACTGCGTTTAGAGCTCGTTTATATGCTTTAGAACCATCTTTCTCTGCTGTTGATAGATCAAATCCTTGCATATTAGTAGCTACTATATCTGTCCCTCTTGCAATATATCTTGAAGGATTAAATCCGTCAAATCCACCTTGGAATGGTATAATAAATTTCTTAGTTGATAAGTTTATTGATGTACCATCTGGAGTGATTGATATTGTAGTTTTTCCTGCTAAAGAAGCAGATGGGTGCTGTACACAATCAGATAAGTTAAAGTGTTTATTATTACCTACTGAACTATCTGCAAATGGTAATGGCATTAGGTAATTAGCATTATCTGTATCTGTGTAGTCAAATCCATAATAGATCTTCTTATTATATACATTATCTGCAATTTGCGTTTTCTTAATAGAGTGATTATTATCACCAGCTTCAGTAGAAGGATTTGTGTGACCAACAAAAGATGCTGTTGGTAAAGTTCCTACTGACGTATTAACTGCTTGATGTAATGCTTCAAATCCAAATGGTACAAGATCAGGTGATGTACCTTGGTCTTTTACCTCTTCTGGAACTTCTACCCAAACGTGTCTTGATAGATTAGGATAGTCACCAAATACAGTTACTTTTCCGAATTCATTAATTTTTTGATATCTATCACCAATCACTCTAGCAATAAAGTTAGGTGAGTTAGGATCTAAAGTTAAATTACTCCATTGCTCGACAATATGTGGTCTTAAATCTTTATCTCCGGATCTTGAATATGGAGTGTTTTGAGCATGAATTGTACCATCTACATCTACTCTACGAATCTGTACTGTAAATGTACCGTAATCAGATCCTGCTACTGAAGATGAATCTTTTATATTAGAGATAGCAACTTTGTATTGGTAGTTAGTTGATGGTCCATGTGATCTTGTATGAAATTTAAACAGTCTAGTCGTTTTTTGAGTTTTATACGATCCTAAATTCTGTGATACGATCCATGGTGTTCTTGCTTCGTAAGCATCTTTCTGAGAATATATAGTTTTATAGTTATTATCTACAGCAGTTACACCTACTGTTAAACTAGCATCTGCACTATACGATCGTGATGCATAATTTTTAAATAATAAATAATTGTATACCGGCTTTTTTCTTGATTTAGGAGTTATACCAAATATTTTACCTAACCATTGTTCAGATGTTGTATCTAATGAACCAGAATATGTAGTTGCTGATGTAAGTATATTACCTGTATCTAAATCTCCGCTGAATCCATCACCTGTTGGGTTATATGTAGTTACACCCGCACCGGCTGCATCATCTGATAGATATAAAGTGAATGATTCACCATCAGAAGATCCGTTTGCAGTTGAGTCTCCTGAAGCTGCTTGTACCATCGACATTGTTGCAACCATAGTAGCTGTATTATTTGATGCTGAAACTGTAAGACCAACACTTACATCTCCTGTAATTCTATTTGTAATTCTAACTGCATTTGGTCCTGTTGCTACACCAGTAGTTAAATTATTTTCTGTGACTGTTCCACCTTCTCCTGAGAATGAAGCACTTACTAGAGTTGCATTAAATAGTAATTGTCCAGGAGTTCTACTTGCTGTTATTAGATTAATAGCATTAGCAATATTGATTGCCATATTTCCAGAAACAGCTGTGTTAGCTAGTACTGCAATATCAGTTGCTCCTGCATCATAAGATGCTGAAGGTACTAAGATGTGTGTATTAAATACAGTAGTTAATGTTCTAAGTCCTGCTGGTCCTTCTCCTGCTGATCCTGGAGATGCAGTAGTTCTTAGAACTGTACTGTTATGAAAACCAGCTAGAATACCACTATCTGTGTCATTACCTTGTGAACTTGAAAAGAAGAATCCGTATCTTTGCTCAGGTCCACCTTGTGGATCTGGTGTTGAAAGTGTAAAGAATGATTCACAATATGAACTAGTACTATTTGCTCCAGATCCTGAAAGATATAGCATTGTAGTTTCTGGAGTACCATCACCAAATTTAACACCAAATGATGCATCATTATCCACTTGTGTTGGGTGAAGTACTGCAACAGTATCAGCGGTTCCACCAGCTTTTGCTAATGCTCCTGCAGTAGATTCTATAGCAGATACACCAATCAAATTGGGTTGGTATCCTGATAAACCAAGTGTTCGTACCACGGTAACTCTACCTGCACTCTTCAAATACCCTTCTACTGTATATGGTACATAACTATCTAAAGTTTTAGGTCCAAATACAAGTTCAAATTCTTTGAATGATTCAATGATTACTGGTTCAAATGCTGGACCTTTAACTGTTGGTCCAACTATTGCTGCACCAATTGCACTAATACCTGCTGGTAAGAAAGATAAGTCTCTTTCTCTTGTGAATACACCTGGGCTAACTATTTTTTCTGCCATTTTTATTACTCCTAGAGTTTATATTTTATTTCTATTCAGGAAATGCTGCACCTGTTGGTAAGATGTTAAAGTCAAGTATAATGAATTCTGCTGCTTTAGCTGGTTGCAAGAATAATTCACCTACCATCTGATTTCTATCAATCACATCTGGTGTGTTATTTGTTGCGTCCATTATTACTTTAAATGCATATACTCCTTGTCTTTGTTGTACTGATTCTAAATATGGGTTAACTATGTTTAAGAATCTATTTCTAGTTGCGCTTGTATTGTTTTCAAATACTAGATATCTTGTTGCTGATGCAATAAATTTCTTAACTGCTATCAACAATCTTCTTACGTTAACTCTATCTAATGCTGATGGTTTAGCTTGAAGTGTTTTCTGTCCCCAGATACATACACCTTGTCCAGGGAATGTAGCAATTGGATTTACTCTACCTTCATATAAATCATCTCGCTCTTCATGAGTTACTCTATCTGCAGTTTCAATAACTTCAGTTAAGGATCCACGATTTAAACCAGCTGGTGCAAACCACTCAAATGCTACCTGATCATTATATGCAATTGCTCCTGGAACAACCACTGATGGTGGTACCCAAACTGGTTTATTTTTATCTGTATCTAAAATCTTAACCCATGGATAATATGTTGCTGCGTAATTTGAGTCAAAAGCTTTAATTGTATTAGTTACTGTTGTTATACTATCACCATATGCTGCTGCATCCATTACATAAAATGCATCACCTCTGTCTTCACAAGTATTTTTAGCGTGAGTTGTTATTACAGAATGCTCTCTATGATTTGCGCCTGGTGTTACCATTAAGTTAATATCGTATTCATCTGGATTAGATACTGCATTAATAGCTCGCTTATATGATTTAGAACCACCTTTTTCAGCTGTTGAACAATCAAATCCAAATAAGTTAGTTCCAGTGATATCATCACCTAATCCTATAAATCTTGCAGGATTAAACCCATCTTGACCACCTTGGAAAGGTATAACAAATTTCTTAGTTGATAAGTTAATTGTAGCTCCACCTGGGGTGATTACTGTTTCATTATTACCTGTTCCATTTAATGAAGCTGAAGGATGCTGCTTTTCATTACTTAAATTAAATGCTACATTTGCACCTACTTCACCTAATGTACTTACTAAAGGTTTAAGGTAATTATGATTATCGACATCTGAATAATCGAGTCCGTAATAAACATTTTTATTATAAACATTATCCAGTATTTGTGTTTTTTTAGCTACTGTTGAGTTGGTTTGTCCTATAATAGAACCTGATGGGCAATCTGTAAATGAGCTGTTTAAAGGATCTTTAAGTGCTTCATACCCAAATGGTACTAAATCAGATGATATACCTTGATCTTTAACTTCTTCTGGAACTTCTACCCATATATGTTTAGATAAATTTGCATAATCACCATAAATACTTACTTTACCAAGACTATCTGTAGCTTGATATTTATCACCAATTACTCTAGCAATAAAGTTAGGTGAGTTAGGATCTAAAGTTAAGTTGTTGAATTGTTCTATAATATCAGGTCGTCTATCTGCATCACCTGATGATGGAAATGGTGATAACTGACTGTTAATAGTTCCATCTACATCTACACGTCTTAATCTTAATGAGAAAGAACCGTAATCGCTTCCTGCAACTGATCCAGCTGCTCTAATACTATCAATTACAACTTTAAATTCATAGTTAGTTGCTGCACCATGTGATCTTCTATGTATTTTAAATAATTGAGTTGTTTTACCACCAATCTTTTGTGATTCAATCCATGGCGTTCTTGCCTCTAACTCATCTTTATTCACATTATATGTCGATTTGAATGTTAAGGTTTGACGTCCTTTAAGTGTTACTGAAGTAACTGCATCAGTAGCTGAAGCTGCGTTTGATCTAGAAGCTTCATTTTTGAAAAACAAGTAAGTATATAGAGGTTTTACTCTATCTTTAGGAGTTTTACCAAATACCTTAGGAATATGGAATGCAGAAGATGGATCTAATGACATTGAATATGCCATATCACCTGTCTTTGCATGTGTCGCTAGCACACCATCACCATGTACTAATGTAGTTTGTGCTCCTGCTGCAAATGTTGAAGTTGAAATATAATCTGCTGCTGATGCAGAAGCAAAGAATACAAATCCTGACCCTGTCACGTCAAATCCTGACGCTGTGAAAGGTGTAAATTTAGCATCTGGATCAACTTGTGATGGATGAAATACCGCTATTGTTTTTGAAACTTTATCTGCAGTTGGTCCTACATTAGCTGTAATATTACAAATAGACTGGTCAGCTGTATAGCCATCAAGTCCTAAGATTCTAACTATAGTTACTCTACCTGCACTCTTTAGATACTGTTCAACTGTATACGGTACATAGCTTTCTAGCGATTTAGGGCCAAATACTTGTTCGAATTCTTTGAATGATTCTATAATAGTTGGTTCAAATGCTGGGCCTTTAACAGTTGGTCCTATAATTGCAGCACCTATTTGTCCAATAGCTGCTGGTAAGAAAGATAAGTCTCTTTCTCTTGTAAATACACCTGGGCTGACGATTTTTTCTGCCATGATTATTGACTCCTACTTTTTTATGATTGGGCTGGCTTAAATTCACCGGTCTGTGGATCTAATGTACCTGCACCGTACTTATCGTTTAATTCTTTAACTAGTGCTCGCTCTTGCTGCTCTAAGTCTATAATTTCTTTTTTTAATGCTACTTCAGCTTTTGATGCTGTTTCCAATTGTCGCTCTATCTGAAACTTTTGAAAACTTAACTGACCAAATACTGCTGTTTTTTGCTGATACTCTTTCTGTACTTCCTGTATCTTACTCATTTCTTCTTCTGTAAACTTAATTGCTTCCGCCATAACTTAACTCCTTTTTTTATTGTGATTAACCATACTACGTACTGATGTAGTCTTAAATAAATATCTTAATGTTACCTCAAACACTCGGTATTGTGTATGTTTAGACGGTTATACATCAGTAAGTTGCCATTCTTTACTTTTTACCACTTCAGAGATTTCAGACCTACTATATAGTGTTAATGTATTGCAAAAATCTGGTAAGTTTTCTGGATGAATCTTTATTATACGCTTTGTACCATCAGAGTTAATTCTACCAGTTATTAAAGGTGAAGCACATTTACTACTAATAGTTTCAAGTTGTGATTCACTATAGTTGTTTAGAGATAGTATTATGTATTCTATTAATATCATATTATATTAGCTCTACTGGTACATCATTTACATATGTACCACCAACATTTAATGCATCTGAAGCTACTGGTAATCCGTATGGTTCACCAATATATGCGGTTTGCCAACTAGGAGCTATTATATATGAACCAGTTACTTCACCTGTTACAGTAGGAGCTCTTTTAGGTGAGATGTTTAATGCTGATACATTTGGATCAATTAGTGGTCCTTTAAATAGCCACCAACCCATTAGACCTGATTTGACACCTTGACCACTACCTGAACCTGATGAGGTATCAAATGCAGCTAATCCTGTTGAGAAGGTTATGTCAACAACATTGTAGAACCCGTTAGTGTTTTGTATAGCTGAACTCCCTAGTCCATCTCCACCACCATGCCCTAACTCTAGTGTTACCTGTGCACCTGTACTACTTGCGTA